CATGCAACTACAAGGGTGAACCCACTGCGAGAACTTGTCACACAGTTATGCTCAAACGTGAAGAGTATAGCAGTGACTCTCGCCGCGCGTGCAATTCTGCACAGCGTACCGGCAAGAATCTGCGATTCGTCAGTCAGATCCTAAGGCGTGAGTCCCTCTGTAGGGAGGACTTCATCGCGAACGGATCAGAGGACTGCGAATCTCTGCAGAAGAAATGGAAGGAGTGGTCGGCCATCGAGGGCCAAAGGTTAAAGGGGGAGGCTAGGTTCATATTTGCGAACGCGATCAAGGGTACCAAGACCTTGTTCGATGAACCATGCTCTCAGAAAGATCCTCTCTTTAATTGCGACGTCCGGGCCGGCCGGGTAGCAAGGGAGGAGTGGTGCGACCGAGCACTGAACAGGGGGTCTGCTAGGCCTGGGAAACCAGGGCGGACGGAACCTGCAGTGCTACTTGACATTAAACGGCGCACGCGAAAGATAATGGGAAGGAAGTGGTTTAGGGGGAGAAAGGGGGTATACGTCCCTGACCAGCAGGGATGTTTGGAGATGGAGCGGGGATTGGGTGGCACCCTTTCCGTACCGGTCGGTAATCCTGGCTCTTCTGAGGAGAAAGCCGAGAGATTCTACGACGAGCACGGGTACGGCACTCAAGACAAGGGCCGGTGCGGCGTTAACGCCGCGCTTGAAGATGGCCACCAGATCCCAGAATCCGCAGAGGAGGCGGCGTATTGCCGTCTTGGCGTAGCCAAGCAGAAGGGCAAGTTGAGAGTTGTGACTATGCAGGCTTCCATTGCGAAGGACGTTCTACGTCCTGTCCATGAATCTGCCTACAATCGACTCTGCAAACACCCCTGGCTTGTACGCGGCGATGTGAAGAAGGCTCATTTCGAGAGCCTTCGATCCGCCTCCTCTGGCCTGGACTTCATCTCCGGGGACTATGCTGCATCAACCGACAATCTAAACTGCGACGCAGTTCTTGCCGTGGTTGAAACTCTTGCAGAATCCCTACCCCCTCGCGAATCGGAGCTGTTCGTACGCAGCTTCAGAGATTGTCATGTGGTGGAAGGTAAGGATAGATATCCCGTTGTTAGAGGTAGTATGATGGGCAACCTCGGTTCTTTTGTGGTACTATGTATCCTGAACCGAATCTGCTTCGAGCGCGCTGTGCGGCTCGCCGGATATGACCGGCATCACCCCTCTATACTCAACGGAGACGACATTCTCTTTCCAGGTGAGAGCGGTCTTTACTACTCCTGGCTTCACTGTACGAGTGAAGTCGGGTTCGTTATCAATCGTAGTAAGACCATGAGGAACAGGAAGTACGGGGATCTTAATTCACAGACTTACAATTTTAGTAAGTCGAGAATGGTTCCCAAGCTTTGCTTCGGCTTCCTCGGCTCCGACTCCTGGAAAGAACCTGTTGGTTCTCTCGCCTCCCCACTCTTCGATCTCTGCCGCCAAGTCAAGTTTTCTACTGCCACCTGGTTACTAGTGGCTTTTCCGATTAGGAAACTCTTGGCGCGCGTTCCGATTCCTCTCTCCTCCTTTCCCTCTCGCTGGTGGAACTTTCTTGTAAAGAAGAACTGGTTCAGGGGTCTGATCGACCTCGCTGAAGAACCAACTCCTAAGGTGACGGGCTTTACAAGAGCTGTTCCGTTCTCTATCGGTCCTCCTATCCATACCACCCCTTATCGGGAGGCACGGATTAGAGAATTCAGTGATAGGGTTATCACTTCCTTTGTGAACGCTTGGCAAGGGATCCCTCTTCCTCCGGCAAAAACGAAAATAAAACACCGTACGTTTCGCAAGTTACGGTCCAAGTTTAGGCTGGCACGAAGAGTGAGCCACTGGTCGAGGTTATGGGTGACACCAGTTTTGGAGTATCTCAAAGACAATCATCCTGAGATCTTCATCGTTGGCTCCCCTAAGTGGGTCGACGACCAACCCAACCTCGAACGTCAGTGGTCCCTTGTGCGTTCACCTATCCGACGCGCTCTCTCTTTTGCTCCCTTAATAGACGAATTCATCCCCTTCCATTCGTCTGTTCAAGGAAAGATTTTTGTCGCGTGCTGAGTGTGCACGCCTTGAAGGAGGCACGCCGAGGTAGTCTGACCGGCGTTCTTGCTATCCGTTGGGGAGTCTGTCTTGCGCAACCTGAGTACCGAAAGGGAAAGGGGGCTTGGTCAGTGAACTATATCGTGAGGTGATCCCTCGTCTTCGATTCACTACGGTGTTTCGGGTGTCAGGTGTCAGACTCGGCCTGCGGTGCACCACATCGCGTAACAAAAGAAATGTGAAGGTCTTGAATCTGGCCTGCGGTAGGCGCTGTGGTATGGCGAGAGTTTGGAAACCGCTGTCCGTTCGTGAAGCCTGGTATCGTCCGCCCCTAGTGTTGGGGTTGTAAGCATGCTGCAGCATGTAGGCTAATCTTGCTACCACATGTGGGTAGTAAGGTGTTCGTTCTTCGACAGAAGACCTCTCTCAAACCATGCCCTCGTCTATGGGCGGTGAAGTGGATGAAGCGACATAGGGAAACTGGCTCGGCCAGACTGGGGACATTCGCCCGCAGGGTACGTAGAACAAAGGAAAGGCAAAGGTTGTTGCCGACAAGC